ACGTCAGAGAGTTGGAGAAGCAGAATATGGTCGTCATAAAGAGCTTGTCCGTCTTCTGGCGCGCAATCTTGCTCTTGAAGACTTGCTTTGGGAAGAAATTCTTATATGTATTCGGGATGTTAACGCGCGAACAAAGCTCTTGCAGCAAAGAAATCAAATCGTTCGTGACATACATACTGAGTTCCGAGCGTTGAATATCGAAGTTCCCACAATAGCAGAGAAAGGAACAGCAATGTTCGAATCGTTTTTGGAGGATTTAACGGATGATGAAGGAAGAGAAGCACCTAAAGGACCTTTTAACAGGTAAAGGTGGATTGGATTCAAGACACTTAGAGAATATATTCAAACAGTGTAGACAGAAAAAGAGCAAGATGCGGAAATTGGTAAAAGCCTTCTGTTCTACTTATCTGATGGACGCAAATCAACGTCCCCTTAAATTAAGACCCTTACAGGAGACTATTATCCTCGAAGCTTTAATAGAAAGGAAGGATGGTAAGCAAACTAAGCTCGCTATATTAGCTCCACGAGGCAGTGGAAAATCTTACGCTCTTTCCGTAGCCGTAACCATCTATATGTTCTTCAATCGGTTTAGGGACTTAGTTTTTATTCTTGCACCTACGGAAGACCAAGCGGCTCTTATATTTAATTATGTTTATAGGCATTTTGCTGATAATGCCTTTCTTAATGGCTTAGTAGCTAATTATAGATTTCATAATAAGCCCAACATAACACTTAAGGGGGGCACTATAATGAGAAGGGCACCATTAGCGCCTACTAATCAAGGACAGGCTATACGGGGCCAACACCCTACCTTCCTAGTAGTCGATGAGTCCCCTCTCATTGATGATAAACTGTTTATCGACAATGTAGAACCAGCGATAGTCTCTAATAAAGCCCCATTTATTAATTTGGGCACTCCCAAATCAAAAGACAATCACATGTATCGGTATTTGTATGATGACGCTTATGCTGCAACTTTCGAAAGGCTGCACTTTACATGGCGTGATGCTGTGAAACCGGGTGATGCTTATTCAGCTCCTTATAGTGAAGAGGAGATGCTTGATAAAATGGTGGAATGGGGGGAGGATTCTATCTACTGGAGAACCGAATATGAGTGTGAGTTTGTCGAATCGGTGTCGAATGTCTTCAATGCTGAAAAAATAAAGGCGTGTTATGAGGATTATGAACTTGCAGGACTCGAGGAACACATAAATGAGAAAGGAAGCAACATTACTGTTGGTGTTGACATTGGTAAGTCCGTTAATTCGACTGTCATCAGTGCTTGGTCTCTTGAAAAGGGCGACGAAGAGAATATTGCGCGACTTATATACGTCGAAGAGATTAATGCTAGGACCGGTGGCCACGATATACCTTACCAACGTAGGCGTATCATGGATGTGGTTCAAAAATTAGGTGCTAATCGTCTTATAGTCGACTGTACAGGTATAGGAGGGGCAGTAGAACACGATTTACGGCTGGCATGTCTGGATATTGGTGTTCATTTCGTGGCTTTCATCTTTACAGGAGGACCTAAAGGCACTAAAACACAAATGTACAGGGATTTTGTGTCATATATACAACAAGGAAGGGTAAAAGTACCTAATCCAAAAGGATTAGTAGGAGTTAATGCTAAAATGATGCATAAATGGACACGAGAGCACCTAGATTTGGAATATACGATGGATATAGCCAATAAAACAGAGAAAATATCAGCTCCTAGTGGAAGACATGACGATTATTGCGATAGTTCGGCTATGGCTATACACGCAACGTTAAGTATGCTCCCTATGACGGGTAATTTCGGGAAGAGCATAGTATCTACTCCTATTAACAAAACTAGCAGTACAGTACACCCTAAACATTCGGGTATGGGGCCATTATTTGCCACTACGCGAAGAAAAGTCACATTAAACAAGCATTCTCTAAGGGGAATGTAACAAAAACTTTATATACTCATTAAGATTAGTTATTTAAAGCCATGTCGTTCGTAGATAATATTAGGCGGCGTTTTGCCACCACTGGTAGCAACCCGTCGTACAAAGAAGACGACCCTCGCAGTTTTGGTGCGGGTGTGATAAAAAGATTAAAAATCAACAAAGGTTTTGGTGGTTTTAATCAAATAAAGGATTATGAACCCCATATTGGTAAGAATAGAACCTATATGAATGTTTATCTTTCTGACCCTATAATTCGCACTCTTATTGATTTACCATGCCTTTATGCAGTTAAAGACAATTTCGATATTGTAACTGAAAAGGAAGATATACGCGAAGAAGTCGAAGAAATGTTTAGAGACATCAATATAGAGAATGTTCTATATGGGTGGCTCAGGAATGCACGTATTTTTGGAACTGGTTATTTAGAATGGACCGGAGATAATCTGGTCTTAAGGTCTAGCCAGAACATGTTCGTTAAGAGGAATGAGCACGGACAAATAGAATACTATTATCAAAAAGTAGGAGATGACAAGGAGAATGTACGCTTTGAAGAGGGTGAAATAATAGAACTCAAGAATAATACCTTCGATGATTATGCGTATGGCCTTTCTGACATACATCCTATTTTATATTTGGTAGACTTAAAGGATTACGCTGAAAGAGATATAGGAGCAGCATTAAATAAATATGCTTCCAGTCGTTTCGACGTAAGTGCTGGTTTACCCGATATGCCTTATGGCCCCGATAAGATAAATGAAATTGTTGATGCCTTTAATACACTGGCGCCCGGCGAAGATATTATTCATGGAAATGACATTATAATAAAAGAATTACAAGGTACGCAGCGGGCTTTTGAATATGGAAAGTATACTGATGATATTTTGGCTAAAATCCATATGGCCCTTAAAGTACCCATGACAATGTGGTCAGACCCCGAGAAGGCACGACCCATTTTCGAACCCTATGTGCGATATCTACAATCATTGGTAGAAGGCGCACTCAATGCACAGCTTATGCCCCAATTAGAACAAGGGGAAGCTAAGTTTAAGTTTAGGCAAATTAATGTTGAAGACGCATTCACTAAAGCCAAGACGGATATGATATATCTGTCCGAAGGTGTATTATCGCCCGGTGAAGTTAGAGAGGAGCGAGGTCTTGACCCTGAAGGAGTTACAGAATTGGATATGGAAACTTCAGAGGATATCAAGGCTTCTCCTATCACAAAGGAACAGAGCGATAAGAATGCAAACATTTCTGGCGGCAAGAAGACAGATAAGAAAGAGGAATCTACCAGAGCACAGAATAGGGGCAATAAGCCCTCCGCAAACGCAACAGGTGATAGAAAATGACATTTGAAAAATGTATGATGTCTGTAAAGACTACACTAAAGAAAAGGGGTTTTGGTAATCCCGAAGAGATTGCTGCTGGCATGTGTAGCATGTGGGCGCAAGAGAATGGCGTTGAGCGGGAATTTGCAGAGGGCAAAACCATTGCGCCGGTTCAAAGGTCATTTGCACTTTCTTTAGGAGAAAGTAGTGATATGACATTTACTAGCGATGAAGGAATTGATTCTGTATCATTTCCCGTAATCGCCATTACTTCCGGGCTTCATGAGTATGAGGAAGACGGAAAGCAACATAAGGTTTATATAGAGGGAGGGATGTTAAAGGATAATATAGAAAGTTTTAACGAGCTTCCTATGTATGTAGACCATCAACGAACACCCGAGGATTTAATCGGCATGGCAACGAGTCCAGAGTTGTTTGAGATGGATAATGGAAAGACCGCCATAAAGATGCTGGCAACAGTATCTAACAAATATGGTCGTGGTCAAGAAGTGATGGACAAAGTCAAGGACGGGGACATGACCCACGTGAGTATTGATTGGTTTTCCAATGATATTGATGTGATGGGTGACACATATGCCACCAAGATTCGTCCCACAGAGGTTAGTTTCATTGACAATGAAAAAATGGAACCCGTCTGTAAGGAATGTACAATAGACAAGGAATGTGGATTGCATGCACCTGAAGACGACCACGACTGTGGTTGTGGTGGTAAAGAAGGAGCGTGTGAATGTGAAGACGGGAAAACAGAGGTAAATATGTCTGAAGAAATAAAAGATACATCTGTAAAATCCGACGCAGAGAGCATTGTCGAACGCGAGTTCGCTTCTCTACGCGCACAGTTGAACGAAGCTGAAGCTTCCAAAGAGGACATCAAATCCAAGTATGATGCTGCGATGAAAGAAATCGAAGCATTCAAGATTGCTGAGGAAACGAGAGTCGCTAAGGAAGAAACAGCTCGAAAGGCTGTCGCTGTAGAGGCGATTATGTCCCGCGAAATCCTCTTCGGTACACTCGAAGAAGATAAGAAGGACACGCGCGAAGAAG